GTGACGGTGTCGGTGAGCGCACGGGCGAGGTTCAACGGATCTGCGACGGCGGCTTTAGCGGTGACGGTGTCGGTGAGCGCACGGGCGAGGTTCAACGGATCTGCGACGGCGGCTTTAGCGGTGACGGTGTCGGTGAGCGCACGCTTGAGGTTCAACGGATCTGCGACGGCGGCTTTAGCGGTGACGGTGTCGGTGAGCGCACGGGCGAGGTTCAACGGATCTGCGACGGCGGCTTTAGCGGTGACGGTGTCGGTGAAACCTCGTGTGCGGTTCAATGCGTCGACGACCGTAGCCTTGGCAGTGACGGTGTCGGCGAACGGGCGTGCTCGGCTCAGCGGATCTACGACCGTAGCCTTGGCAGTGACGGTGTCGGCGAACGCACGCTTGAGATTCAGCGGATCTACGACCGTAGCCTTGGCAGTGACGGTGTCTTGAAATAATTTAGGCACCCACGGAGACATCGTCGAGAATTCGGGGGAGTTGGTGGTCACCAAGACGATTGTCCCACCCACGGTGTCCGTAAGTAATTGTGTCGTATTCGTGGATGCAGGCGAGAAAAAATGATAAGTCAGCCCCGAGGTCAGGACAGGCAACCTAGAAAATGCCTCCGCGTATACTTGTGCGGGCGTCAATGCCGTAGTCGTCCAGAAGCGCATCGAGGACACATAGCAATCCCCGGCGATATCTTGGGACATACCGGCGTAAACATAGTCAGCGGTAGAATTTGCGGGGGCCGAACTAGTGACTAAGTATTGTGCGGGTGTCGAGCCGGCCGGCCCCCAATATAAGTACAGATTACTGCCATTCAAGACGACAGCGTAGAAATACCAAGTGTTCACAACCGAGGGGGTATTTACCTGATATGGGGAAGCAATTCGATTGACATCGATGTCTACAGTGTCGGCGGTGGTATTTGGTTCCAGTATAGTGGGATAGTAGCCATCATAGCCGCCCAACGTAATACCGGCGCCCCCCGCTACAATATAGACAAACCCGGCCATAGATTGCGTAGTTCCTGGCGGAAGAATAGCGTTTGCGGATACCGCGTACGACTCCTCTTCCCAACAATACAGGGCCGAGGGCGGCGGATTTGTTATATTCGGCGGCCCTCCGGTCGTGTACGAGCAGGACGCGGTGTTCGTCAGAACGATCGAACCCCCTACGGTATCCGTGAGAAGTCCGGTGATGGTGGTCGATCCGGGTGCGAAGAAATGATAGGTCAGGCCCGTTGTGAGCACGGGGGTCAGCGAAGCCGCCTCGGCGTTCACCTGCGCCTGCGTGAGGGCCCCCGTTGTCCAATAGCGGAAGGACATCCCCAACGCGGCTCCGGTAGTAGCCTGAGTGAGGGTGACCTTGTCCGTGCCGGATGCTGTTGATCCGGATGACGTGCATAAGTACTGCGTCGGCGTAGACCCCGCCGGCCCCCAATAGAGGTACACGCTACCCCCCGAGACGGCGGTCACGGCGAAAAAGTACCACGTATTCTCGGCTATTGTCGGGACCGTTATCGAGTACCCGGTCCCGGCGTAGTTGAAAAACACATGGACGGTCGTGCCCAGGGCCGTACAATCTATGCTCGGATATTTACCCACACCAGAGACATATGTAAACTGCTGCCCTTGGTAGGAGTATATGAATCCCGCGATCGTGGCCGAGCCCGTGACGGCCGGGAGTATGGACGTAGAAGAGACTACACCGGCGCCTGTCGCCGGTATGAGGATTGCGGCCGTAGTCACGGCGACACCCCTCGACTAGGTCTCTTGGATCGTAAACGCCCCGACGGCGAAGCTCGGCGTGTCGCCCGTGTTTACCTGTTTGGCCACGGTCAGGTCGCCGTAGTAGTAGAGGTTTCCCGCGCCGATGGTCGCCGAATCCCACACGCCAGCCCCCACGATATTATTCGTGCCCGAGTCGTACCCGGGGGTAGTTGCTACGGGATATGTGAAGGCCGCAGCATTCGCCAACGTGGTTGCCGTAACGGCCGTCCAGTTGGTAGTCCCGCATGCGACCGTGAGCCGGGCCGTGTATCCGCCGCCCGTGGGGGTTTCGGTCCCGGTGTTGGTCGACGGGAGCGACGGCGCCGTGTGGAACAGCCCGATGTAGAAATTCGTCGGCTGCGTCCAGGCGTAGGTGGCCCCGCAGAACATGAAGTTCAGGATTTTCGCCGAACAGTACTGATACTTACCGGAGGCCATATTATCCTACCTTTTCCGCGACCATTTGCCGCCGTGTCATTACTTTCAGGGCCACTTCCCCGCGGGCGGCGGCTTCCGTAACGGATTCTGCGGGTCCGCCGACGAGCGCGCGGTCACCCTGAACGATAGCCCATACCCACGTCGTACCGGCGGGAAGTTGACTCCGCAGTTCTTCCGGAAGCTCGTGCGTTACCGGGGCGATTCGGATCGCGAGCTCTTCATCGGGCTCCGGGGTCAGAGCAATGTGGCCTACGCCGCGCGCGTGACACTCAAGCTGGATTGTCGCCATCGGGAGATCTTAGTCCGTGATGAGTAGGCCGGTCTCGGCGCCCATGGCGGCGATGAGCTCATCGTCGGCGGGGTTGTCTTGGACGATAATCGGCGGGGCTATGTTCGCGGTATCGACCACGAAAATGAAAGCATTCCCCGTCGTGATTATCTCGGCCGTCGACACGCCTAGGGGGACATCCGCCACGTTATATGGTAGCGATGCGCTAAAATTTCCCGTGGCCATTCGATATTCCGAGGTTCGTCTCGATGCTTCGCGCGTGAAGGAGCTTCCGGACGGGTCGATTCGTGTCCCCGCGGTCCTGACCCATACGGGCATTTTTCCGTACCGCAATCCCGATGGGTCGATTCGCCGCGAGTATCGCCCGGCCGAGGAAGTCTTCCGGGCCGACGCCATCGCTTCCTTCGCCGACGTCCCGGTCACGATTTCCCATCCCGCCGAGCGCCGCGTCGATGCGACCACCTGGCGCCGCGACGCCATCGGCCATCTTTCCGGCGCTCCGAGGCAGGACGGCGAGAACATGGTCGGCGACCTCCTTATACGTGACGCGGGCGCCATCTCTCGGGTGCGTTCGGGCGACCTCCACAATATCTCTTGCGGGTATCGGGTCGATTACGATTCCACCCCCGGCGTGACTCCCGACGGCCAGAAATACGATGGGGTCCAGCGAAATCTCGTCGGGAACCACGTGGCCATACTTCCCCGTTCTGAACGCCCTAGGGGCGGGGAATCCTGTTCTTTGCGTCTCGACTCCGAAGATAATGAGATCGTCGAGGACTACAATATCAACAGCATGACACCTGAAGAGATCAAAGCCCTTCAAACCCGGTGCGACTCCCTCGTCGCCGAGAATGCGGTTCTGAAGACGGCCGTCGAGCCCCTGAAAACCCAAATCACCGTCCTACAGGGTGAGCTCGCCACCGCTAAAGCGGTCGTCGCGACCCCCGCGGAGGTTCCCGCCGAACGTCTCGACGCACTGGTCGAAGAGCGTGCGGAAATTGTTGCCCTAGCGAAGGCGAACGGCGTTGAGACCCAGGGTTTGAAGACCCTCGCGGTCAAGCGCGCCATCGTTGCGAAGCGCACGCCGGCCCTCGCGGACCGCATCGACTCCCTGACGGAGCAATCCCTCGACGTTGCGCTGGCGACGTATAAGGAAGGCCCGCACCCCTCGATGACGTCGGCGGTTGCCCCGCTCGTCGCGCCGGTTACCCGGACGGATTCTTCGACCAATAGGGTCATCTCGGCCCGCGAGAAGTTCCAGGCAGACATGGCCAAGGAATGGCAGTCCCCCGGTACTTTCGTGGCGGTCGCCCCCGGTACTTTGCTCAACGGCGGACTGAAGTCCGGCCAGCTTGCCAACCTCTCTCAGACGGTGGGTGCGTAAATGACTCTCTCGATTGGTCAGACGACTTGGAATCTTTTCCCGGACAACGCAGAGCCGGGTCAGCTCGCGGATAGCACTTACAATGAGAGCGTGTCCTTCACGGCCTCATCCGTTATCAATCCCGGTTGCGTGTGCATCGTCGATTCGACGGGCCTTCAGGCGCAGCAGCTTACCGTCGCCTCCGGGACGGACACCTACCCCGCCGGCACCCTCGGGATCGCGACACTCCGGAGCGCTCGCGAGTCTTCGGGCTCCTACGGCGTGAACGCGTACGGCATCGGCGGTCTGGCCTATCAGGTTGGCGAGACAGTCCCCGTGCTTCTGCGCGGTCGCATCTACGCCTCGTGGGCCGGTGATGGCGCGCAGCCGGTCTTCGCAGCCCCCGCGGGCATCTACGCCTCTTCGACTAACACGGCCCTTCAGGGTGTGTTCACGTCGAAGTCGGCTCAGACCACCGCAGGGAGCGAAATCGTGACTTGCCCCAACGTGTTCCGCGGTCGTCAGGCCGAGGCAAACACGAGCCCCTACATCCTTCTCGACGTCAACATCCCAGGGAGCGTCTAACATGGGTCTCGAATTCATCTCGCCGGAGCTGCCCGGTAACGCTGGCCAGCGTTGCGATATGGCCGACGTGATCACGGAGGCAGCCCTCCGCGGTCTCGAGGCCCGGCCAGAAGACGCGAACCGCGTCGACGCCGCGGGCACCGCCTTCATCATGCGGTCGCTCACGGAAGTCCTGGCCCGCACCTACGACGTCAAGTTCCCTGAGCTCACCGCGCGCAAGATCATCCCGATCATGACGTCGGTCGATCCCGGTGCCGAGCTCTACGCCTGGCAACAGAGGAACTTCAACACGGCGGCCAAGGTCATCGACGACTACGCGGCCGACATGCCGACCCCCGAAGTCGTGACCCAGGAGTTTTCGAGCCGCCTCTTCTCGCTCGGAACGTCCTACCAGTACTCGACCCAGGATGTGCGCCGCTCGCGCCTCACCGGGATTCCCCTCGAGACGACCAAAGCTCTCTCGGCCCGCCGCGCCATCGAGAACGCTGTCGAGCAGATCGCCTACTTCGGCGTCCGTTCGATCCCCGGTGGCGGTTCGCAGTCCTTGAAGTACGCGCCGGTTCTCGCCGCGCTCCAGAAGACCCCCTCGGGCGCGACCGACCCGCTGGCCGCCTACGGCCTCACGAACTTCCCGAACCTGAACATCCAGGTGGGTACGAATAACTGGACCAATCCGAACACGCCGCTTTCGGCGATTATGGCGGATTGGACCGCGATGCAGAACGCGATCTTCGTGACGACCAAGGGTATCCACCGCCCCGACACCGTAGTCTTCCCGCTGTCCTTGTGGGCCGTGCTCGCTCAGCAGCCCCGGTCGTTGACTTTCACGAGCGACACGCTGTTGAACTACATGGTCGGTATCTCGCCTTTCATCAAGAACGTGTTCTTCTCGAACATGCTCGAGACCGCGGGCTACAAGCAGGACGGATCGACCATCGGCCCCTCCATCCTGGCGTTCGAGCGCAACGAAGAGAACGCGCAGCTCGTTATCCCCTTGGAGTTCGAGCAGCTCCCCCCGCAGTTGGTGAATTACGTGGTCAAGGTCCCCTGCCACATGAGGATCGGCGGCCTGCGAGTTTCGTACCCCGGCGCCTTCGTTCGGTGGGATGGCGCTGCGGGCTAACGACAAGTGAACGGAAAATAAGTAAACCCCGGTGGCCGAAAGGTAGCCGGGGTTTTCCGCTATAATAACGCAATGGCTACAACCTCCGGTCTCTCGACCTACGCGCAGGCGGCGTTGCTGAATTACTTCCGAGGCACGACTTTCCCGGCCGTTCCGGCGAACTTCTACCTCGCGCTGTTCACGACCGCCCCCGGCAACGGCGCGGCCGGCACCGAGGTCACCGCGGCAGCGGCGCCGACCTACGCGCGCCTGGCCATCGTGCCGAACACGACGAACTTCGGGGCACCGTCGGTAGCGGCCGGGGTGTCGACCATCGCGAACGGCGTCAACGTCATCATGGCCGCGATGGGGAACTCGGCCTCGATTACGGTCGTCGGTTGGGGGCTCTACGATGCGGCTTCGGCCGGCAACCTCTGGCTTTACGGTCCGATCGCGTCGGTTTCCTTCGCCGCAACAGACACACCTGATTTCACCGCAGGCAATTTGACCGTATCGGCCCAGTAACATGGCCAACAAATCCCTAGGAACTTCGGCCGCTTCGGGGGTCGTGACGACTACGGCGACCCCGACCAACATCATCGAGGGCTCTGGGGGCACGTCGAATCAAGCGCATTTCCAGGTCGAATGCTCTACGCCGGGTGTGACGATCTGGTACTCGGCGACTTCTGCGGCGCCCTATTCGCTCTTCGACTCGACCAATCCCGTCATCCCCGTGGCGCATGCGCGGGAACTCGCCGAGCAGATTTTCCGCTTCGTCGGCACGTCGACCTACAGCCATTGGCGCATATCCGCCGACGCTACGGGCACGACGATCACGTACTCGAAGACGGCCAACGGCACGTTCGTAGCCTACGGGACGAAGCTTCCCTGGACGATGCTACAGCGGGGCCTTGCCGAAGAGATTTGGCGAATCTGCGGGTCTTAGCCCCGCTAACATATCGACGGAGATTTCTCGATGCCCCTTTCCTCGGTTCTGAACGTTTCGGCGTCGATTTCATCGGCAAATCCGTCGGCCGCTGGCTTCGGTGAGCCCCTTCTGGTAGCTTACCACACCTACTACACCGACCTCGTGCGTGAGTATTCTACTCTCGCGGGGATGGTCTCGGACGGGTTCAAGACGACCGATGCGGCTTACCTCATGGCCGAAGTGGTTGCTTCGCAATCGCCGTGCGTGCCCAAGTGGAAGATCGGTCGGCGCCAGCACCCGAACACCCAGACCTTGCAAATCACCTGCACGTCGACGTCGGCCACCGACATCTACGTTATCGGGCTGCGCCTCCCCGGCGCGGCCTCCTTCACGATCACGGGTCCCGGCGTCTCGGGCGTTCCCGGCATGGCCTCTACGGGCGTCCCGGCAACGGATGCGGCTTCGCTCACGACGGCCATCAATGCGACTCTGACGGCCATTGGGTCGACGCACACCGCTGCACACGTGGGTGCGGTCATCACGATCACTGCGGCTACAGCAGGCAAGCTCATCGACATCCAGTTCGACCGCGCGCACACGACTTTCGCCGATACGACGGTCGACGGCACGCTCGGCTCTTCGACGAATACAGCGACGGACCTCGCCGCGATCTACGCCTTCGACCCGGCTTGGTATGGGTTGGCGCTCGATTCGCAGTCCGCGGCCGAAATTGCTGCCGCGGCGGCTTGGACCGAAGCGAATGCCGCAGGAAACGCCGGCAGTATCTTCGTCTGGAATAACTCGGACGACATCAATGTCGCCGCACCGACGTCGGATACGACCAGTGCGTTTTACCACACCAAGAACCTGAACTATGCGCGGTCACCCGGTATCCACGCGCACACGTCTTTGCTGGCGTACACGGGCGCTGCTTGGATGGGTAACCTCTTCCCGACCGTTGCGGGCTCCGAACAATGGGCGTACAAGACGCTCGTCGGCGTACCCACGGATACCCTGACGGTTGGTCAGGTCGCCAACATCAACGCCAAGAACGGTTCGGTCTACACGGCCATCGCAGGTGTTTCGGTCACGCAGTTCGGCAATGTGCCCAACGGCGAATGGATCGATATCATCCGCGGGACCGACGCGTGCGTGAACACCCTGCAAATCCAGGCCTTCGCGATGCAGCTCGGCAACAAGAAGGTGCCGTTCACCGACGCGGGTATGGACATGTACCGCGCGGTCTTCAATGGCGTCATTACGCAGTTCCAGGACTCCGGCTTCTTGGCGACCTCGCCGGCCCCGGTCATCACCCTTCCGTCGGTCTCCCAGCTTCCCGCGACGGCCCGTGCGGCTCGGACCATCCCGGCCGGGTACGCCTTCATCAATGCCCAGCTCGCAGGCGCCATCGTCTACGCCTCCTTGGCCGTTCAGTTGACCTCGTAACCCCGCAGGATATTCCGACATGGCCTTACAGAACTACAATTCGGCGGATTACACCATGGTCTTCATGGGCATCCTCATCGATTCCGGTCTCGAGGAGGAAGACTTCCTTTCGATCGAACAGGCTGCCGACGACTTCACGACCGAAGTTGGTGCCGATGGCGAGGTCGCCCGCGCCCGGACCAATAATTCGACGGCCGTGATCAAGCTGAAGCTCATGCAGACCTCGTCGGGGAATACCTTCCTGACCGCGCTGAACAACCTGGACAAGGCTGCGGCGACGAACGGTGCTGGCATCGGGCCGATGTTGGTCCGGTCGCGTCGGTCGGGCACGACGGTTTACACGGCCGCGCATTGCTTTATCCAGAAGCCGCCCGTTGTGAATCTGTCCTCGAAGACCACGCCGCGTGAATGGACGCTGTTCGCAGCAGACCTCGATAGGTTCGATGCCGCAGGCTAACATGGCCACCGTCGCGCTCCTAGCCTTGCACCTGCTCGGCCGGGCCCCGGCGTCGTCGGTAGTCGTGTACAAGCACGAGAACGTCACCGTCGAGATCGATCTCGCGGTCCGGGGGCGCGCGCCGTCGGCGGCCGTGACCGTCTCCTGGTAGTATGAGGAAAAGCGTACAGAAAGAGATCGACGGCGTCACGTTCACCATCCGTCAGCTCGGCGCCAAGGAAGGCCGCCGGGTGCTTACCCGATTGACCAAGGTCGTCGGCTCCGGCTTCGCGGGGGAATCCTTCGCGGCGGCCATGGTGGCGCTCACGGATGCGGACGTGGACTTCCTTTGCGACACCTTCGCGGCGTCGACCGACTATTCCGAGGACGGCGGGGTTCACACGTACGAGCTCGGCAAGGTCTTCGATGAGTTCTTCGCTGGGAAATACGGCACGATGATCCGTTGGCTCTGGGCCTGCTTGGAGGTCTCGTTCGGCAGTTTTTTGTCCGAGCTGGGGATAAACCCAGCCGCAATCGAAGACCTCCAGAAGAAGGCGATGGCGGCGATGACGACACCCCCGTCCGCGCCGACCTCGTAGTCTGGCTCCCTATCATCCGAGGTGCGGCCACGCTTCGAGAGATCGAAGAAGAGTGGTCGCTCGAGGACTTGGCCGAATATCACGACGCGGCGAAGCAATTGGTCGACGCCGAGCGCGCGGCGCACGATAAAGCCATGGCCGACGCGACCCGCTAAAATGCCGCGTATCGACCGCAACCCCGAGGCAATGTAGGTAAAGGTGGCACTCCGCGATCTCTTCATTCGCCTCGGCATCAAAATCGAAGGCGCCGAGGGTTTGAACGCCGTCGCCGGGAAGGCGAATGCTGCGGTCGGGGCGTTGCGTGGGGTATCGCGCGCCGCCGACGCCGCCGGGCGCGCCACGAGGTCGGTGGGGGTCGGAGGCGGGTTCCTGGGGCAACTGGCATCGGTCGCCACGATCTACGGCATCATGCGGCTCGGGCGGGGAATCTCCGACTTCGTCAGGCAACAGATCGACGCGGCGGTGCGGCTCGACGTCATGGCGGAAAAGCTGGGGGTGTCGGCCCGTGAGCTGAAGATGTACCAGTTCATCGCCGACAAGTCGAAAATCTCGTTCGTCGAGTTGACTACGGCGTTCCGGTTCTTCAACCGCGCGGCGGGCGAGGTCGGTCTCGGGACGAAGGGCACGACCAAGATTTTCAATCAGATGGGTTTGTCCGTCCGGGACGCACACGGGCGTATGAAGCCGACGGAAGAGCTCCTGTTCGAGTTCTCCGACAGGCTGGCCGTCATCCCCGATCAGGCGACCCGGACGGCTTACGCCATGCGCGCGCTCGGTCGCGGCGGTTCCGCGCTGCTGCCGATCTTGCAGCACGGGTCCGCCGAGCTCCGAAAGCAGTTCGCGCTGTACAAGGAGTTCACCGGGGGGCCATCCGAGCGAATGATTCGGGCGTCGAAGGAGTTCAACGATCAGCTGGCCTTGCAAAAGCTCGGGTGGAAGGCGTTGGCCTCGTCGGTCATGGAAACGGTGTTGCCGACGATGCTGAAATGGCAGGACCGCGCGCTTCAGAACACCCGCGTCATGGTCGACTACGTCAAGCACACGACAGGCGTTCAGACAGCCCTCATGTTCTTGGGCGGTGCGGGCGTCATCGGGGCCTTGGTCGTGCTCACACGGGCAATCAAAACGGCGTTCGCGCTCGCGAACTTCGGGCCGGCTGCCGTATTGCTGCTGGCGATCGCCGCCGCGGTCGGATACATCTACTTGGCCTTCGACGACTTTTACGCACTCCTTCATGGCAAGCGATCGATCATCGGGGACTTCATCGACTCGATTTCCGGTGTCGGCGCCTCGGCGGCATGGGTCAAGAATCTCAAGGTGGCCTTCGAGGCCGTGACGACGGCGATATTCGGTGCGAAGGGGCAGAACAAGTCCTTCGCTCAGGAGGTCATCGGTTTCTTCGCGTCGACCATCCCGGCGGCGGTGCAGTACACGCTCTACGCCCTGGTCGGCATCTGTCGCGGGCTCGTATCCGTTCGGGCATTGATTCAGGACGTCGTCCGATGGTACCAACGGCTGTCGATCGCCATCGACCGGGTTGTCCCGACGGCCATCGGCGGGAGCACGTCGGAAAATCTGGACGCCCGATCGGCGGCGCTCGACGCGGATAAGGAGCGTACCGATTCCGAAACCGACAAGTGGGGCAAGATGCTTGACCGCCTGGCCCGGGCAGTGGACTTCACCACCCCGACGATGTACAGTAACGGAGGCATTCCGTTCGGCTCGCCGGGTACGGGGGAGTGGGACAACCCGGGTGCGCAGGACCAGCGGGAGGCCATGGGCGGTGGAGTGGTAGGCCCGGGTTACGGCCCCTACGTCACGGGTGGCGCTCCGGCGGCTCCGCAGACGACCAATCACGTTCAGCAGCAGATCACCGTTCAGGTCACGGCCCCCTCGCAGCAAGAGCTCGCAGAGCAGATACGGCGCGGCGTGCTCAGCGCCATGCAAGAGGCCAATCAATCGACATTCAATCAGGCGAACCCATCGATGCCCGACCCGTTGTCGCTACCGTTGGGGCAATAGCCTATGACGACCCTTTCGAACCCCCTCGACGGCTTCGGCGCCACGCAAGGTGTGCCGACCCAATCGCAGCTCGATTCCACCCAACCCGCGCAAGGGGGGCGGGATACGACCTACCGGCCGGCGTGGCTCGTGTGGACAGACCCGGCGTCGCAGGCGCAGGCGTTCTTTTTCTTCGACTGCGTCAAGGAGGAGTCACACGTCCGGGACGCCCTGATCTGCGAGCACACGGTCGAGACCGGCGTCAATATCGTCGACCACGTCCGTCCGCAACCGGATGAGCTCACGCTCGAGGGCATCGTCACCAATCACCCGATCGAATCCCCCGACGCGCAGGTCACGCAGGTCACAATCAATATTCCACCCCCGAAGCTTCAAATCTCGGAAAGCCTGCTGCTCGACCTCGCGGCGCAGGCGGTCGGTCTCGCGCCGAAGTTCCCAGACAAGCTCGTCCTTCCGCAGATCACGCAGTTCACGTCCTTCACGGACTACGTGGCCAACGCGTATGCGACGCTGACCTCCGTACGCGACCAGGCCATTCTGATTACGGCCCACACCCCGCGCGCCATGTACACGAGCATGGTCCTGAAGGGGATCACGATGACGCGCTCGACGGCCATCGGTGCAGGGGCGGCGAAGTTCCGGTTGCAGCTCCGGCAGATCCGCGTCGTGTCTTCGTCGATCGGCGCGGCCCCGGCCCCTACGGTCGTCTCGGCATCCCCCACGCAAAACGTCGGTGCGAAGAACACGACCCCGGATTCCTCCGGCGACCAATCGAGCGTGGCCTGGAAACTTGCGCACCCCAACGGATAACCCATGGACGTCATCCCTACCGAAGCATCTCTGCCATATTGGGATCAAACGACGATCCTCGACGGCTCGGCATACGTCCTATCCTTCCGGTACAACAACCGTGAACAGGTCTACTACCTCACCATTTCATCGACGGACGGGCTCACGACTTACGTCGCGGGGCTGAAGCTGGTGCCGAACGTCTTGCTCCTTCGGGCGTATGCGACGCCTCCCGGGGAGTTGGTCGTTAGGGTTACGGGTTCCGACGATTCCCCACCGCGCATCGGGGATTGGGGCGTGCGGGCGACACTGCTGTACGAACCGCAGGCCGAGATGATTGCCGCCGGGGCCGATCCAACTCGGAGCCCCTATGCCTAACGCCGTCGGATCCAAGCTCTTCTGTCGGGAGGTTCATCTGACTCTCGGCGCGTCGGGCGGGGCGACGCCGCTGGTCGATGCGACGTTCAACACGTCCGACGCAACGGGGCTCACGGTCGACGGCTTGGACATCGACTTCCGCATCGAGAAGTCCTTGAAGGCGACCGAACCGAACAAGTGCGAGATCGAGATCTACAATCTGACGTCGGATCATCGCAAAGCCCTCGGCGGTGCGAAAGCGCTCACGGTGTCTTTGCAGGCCGGCTATCTAGGCGACACGGCGATGCTGTACTACGGCTCCGTGCGCTCGGCCCGATCGGAGCGATCCGGCACGGGCATGGCCGACTTCGTGACGAAGATCTCGTCCGAGGACACGACGGCTCGGCTGACGGGCATCGGGGGGACCAAGAAGCTCATCTTGGGGCAGGCCGCGATACAAATCCCGACCGGCCCCAAGATGACGGTGCAGAACGCCATCAACGCGCTGGCCACGGCGCTCGGCAAACAAGCCCCGTCGAAGATTCCGGGGTCGCTCGCGACTTTCCAGGTCAACGGGTCCTGTATCCTCGGGGACGCGCGGCAGCGGATGACTGACATCTGCCGATCGGCGGGGCTCGAATGGTCCGTGCAGAACGGGCAGATTCAACTCCTCGCCGTCGGACAGCCCCTTCAGACGTCCCAGGCCGTGCAGATTTCGCCGGACACGGGATTGGTCGACTCCCCCCAGGTCGACACCCAGGGCGTCGCGCAGGCCAAGTGTCTGCTCATCCCCGAGATATCTCCGGGAACGCTCGTGAACTTCATCGGCCCCGGAGACCCCTCGGGGTTGGCCCCTTGCTTGTTCGTCCAAGGTGGCTATCGTGTGGACAAGTGCCGATACGATGGTAGTACCTACAAGAAGGAATTTTACGTCGAGATGACGTGCGTGAAATACTAACATGCCCCTCCCCCGATCCCACGCCGAAATCATTGGTCAGCAGAAGGACGACATCTTCACGTCGATGAAGAAGTGCATCCCCGCGACGGTGACGGCCGTGTATCCGGCCAAGATGACCGTCGACGTCCAGGTGGCCATCAACACGCCGCACACCGATCCCATTGGTCAAGTTTTCTCCGAGGACGCCGTGTCGATCTGCGACGTGCCCCTCGGCACCATGCGCGGCGGCAAGTTCTTCGTGTGGCTCCCCGTGGCCGTCGGCGATTCGGTCCTGCTCCTCATGTCGGACGTTTCGACGGACACGTGGCGCACGTCGCCGAAGACATCGACCGGACCCCAACCGAACGACCCTTTCTTCGTCGGCAAGCATACGTTCGATTCGTGCTTCGCGATCCCCATGTTCGCCCCCGACGCGTACGTGTTCTCGGATCCGGCGGGTGACCCGCAGAAGATCATCATCGGGCAGGATGGCGGACCGGAGATCAAGATCGGCACGGGCAGTATCGAGCTTCGGGGCGCGTCCCCTGCCGCGGATCATGTGGCGCTAGCATCAAAGGTAGACTCGGCCGTAGCAACCCTGACGGCCGCCATCAATACGCACACGCATGTGGTGGCGGGGGTTACGTCGGGACCTTCTTCGACCACGGCTACGGCGACCACTAACGGCGTTAGCGGCACCATTCCATCTGCGGCGTCTACCCTGGTGCAATGCGCATGACCGAATACGCGCCCCTCGGACCCGTGACCGTCGCTTTGCGCAACGCGGTAAACGCAGGGGCGTGGGCGGAACGGAAAAGGATTATAGCGTGGCTGCTCACGAGCACCGACCCGAGCGTCCTCGAATGCGCTAAAATGCTCGCGTGTCTTCCTTCCTCCTAAAAGACGGTGATCTCGACTACGACTCGGGAAATCTCGCCCTAGTTACGTCGAACGCCGCTATTACGGCGGCGAAGCTAACGGCGCTGTTCTCGATGTTTCAGGGGGAATGGTTCCGGGATGGCCGACTCGGCTTCCCGTACTTCACGTACGTTTACGTGAAAAACCCGAACCTGTCGACAATCTCCTCGCTCATCACGCAGGTCTGTCAAGAGTGCCCCGGGGTTTCGACCGTAAATTACGTGAACATCGACTTCAACACCAGTGCGAGAAAAATCTCCGTGGACGTCTCCATGACCACCAATGACGGGGTCGTCCTCGTCGGGGGTCTGGGCAAACCCTTCATCGTCACCGCACGGGGGCAATAGTCATGCCGATCACCTTCGCGACAGCATCCGGATTCACGCCCACGACGGAGGACGACGAGGTCACCTATCTGAACGGGCAGTTCCAGGCTAACATAGATGCCGACCTCGATGTCGACCCCGATCAGCCTTTCGGACAGATTATAGGCATCTTCGCCAAGGAGTTCCAGCAGGCAACGGAGCTCTTGGCCACGGCGTTCAACATGGTCAACCCGAACGCGGCCGAGGGGATCCTCCTCGCGAACGTGTGCGCCCTTACGGGGACTTCGCCGGAAATCGCTTCGTATGGCAATGTCCTCTGCGAACTTACATTGAATCCGGGGACTACGGTGCCGGCGGGATCTGTCGTCTATGTCGCGGGGCAACCCGCTATCGCCTGGTCTCTCGACACGGCGGTTACCTATGCGGGTGACGGTACGGATTCCTGGCCGTCCCCCCCGGTGACCTTTACTTGCACGCAAACGGGCGCCATCAATGCCCTGGCAGGCACCGTGACCGGAATAGGTTCGCCGATAGCAGGATGGGTTGCTGTAACGAACCCCGCCGCGGCGACCCCGGGACATGCGGGCGACACCGATACGACCTTGCGGATTCGGCGTAATGAAGAGGTCACGACAAGCGGGGCTGGCAACATCGATGCTGTTCGGGCTGCCGTAGCCGCGGCCATCGAACCCTTCTATTCGGGGAACTCGGCGACGGTTTGGGTCGGTGAAAACACGACGGGGACTATCGATGCGAATGGCGTGCCGGGACATTCGATCCATGTCGTCTATTGGGACGGCACCGCGCATCTAACCCCTGCGAATACCATCGCCCAAGCTATATTCGATGCGAAGGCCGACGGTGTAGGGACCTATGGGGCGCTCTCAGGCACGGCCACGGACGCCTTAGGCGGGACACATACCGTCTATTTCGACCAGGGGGCTTCCGTCAATATCTACATCAATCTCGTCACGACTCCGGCGATAACGTTCTCCGGAAATACGACACAATACGCAGCCATCGAGAGCGCAGTGGTGGCCTATGTCCAGGCGAACTGGAACTTCGGCACGCAGGCGAATATCATCCCGATCGTGTCTGCGGCCATGGCCGCGCCGGGCAATGGGATCACGGACATACCCCACTGGCAGATCGACATCACGAACCCGCCTTCGCATACGGCGAATATCGCTATCCTACCGTCGCAGATCCCCGTTCTAGCCGGTTTTCAAATCAATGGTACCTAGCATCGACAACACGAAGGTCGCGACCGCTCTCGGGTTGCTCACGTCCGTGTATTCGGGCAAGCCCGCGATACAGGGCGTGCTTACGTCGCTGGCCAATCGTTTTCAGCTTCTCGAGCAGCAGATCTGGTCCGTCATCAACGCCTACATCTTGGCCAATTTCCCGCAAACGGGGTCATATACGACATGGCTAGTAACGGCGCTAGGTAGCGGTGGCCCTACGCTTCAATACTTGGGCGGGGCCGGGGCTTGGCCGCCCGGGGCAGTAATACCCGCCGGGTCCGTGCTTCAATGTTCGTCGACCGGGGACAAGTTTACGACGTCGGCTTCTTTTACTCTCCCGGCTATTGGCGGGTCGAATACGGTATCCGGATCCGGATCGGTCCGGGTGAACGATATATTCTACCTGACCAATAATTGGGTGGCGCTCGATAACCTGGGGGCAATCGTCGGGGAGGCCCGTCAAGGGCGCACGGATCCGGCGTATCTTCCGGCGATACTTCTGCGCATCCTTGTGAACAAGTCGACGGGGTCTACATCCGATATCATCGCCATCGTCCGTAATGCTCTTTCGGCCCTCGGCACGTTGCCGATACTGCTCTCATATTGGGAGCCGGCCCCGGGAGAGTTCGAGTTCGACATCGTACCGCTGGCCACTACGACCCTGAATGCTTTACTCAGCTTTCTTCCTGAGGCCCGCGCAGGTGGCTATCAGGGCATGCTCGTGTCGTCTTCGGCATCTATTGCTGAGACTATTACGTGGGGGTCTGTCGGCTTCGGTGGCGGGGCCTCTTTCGCATCTAACAGGAGTTCATAATGGCTGCTGATACGTTCCCCTGGTCGTCTGCGGCGAATTACTCGTCCGGCCCCGACACCGGCACCCCGACGAAGACCGATCCGGGGTATAATACGATGGTGAATCTCGTCCCGGTCGGGGCGCAGGCCATCAATTTCCTGTTGAACGAGCGGGACGTCGATTCTCAGCAGAGATCGCTCGGGTGGGGGCCGGCGTTCCAGGACGCGGCGAATACGGCTTGTAGCGCCCAGGCAGCGGTCTACTGCCCTAGTGTGGGTTTATGGGCGCTAGCGGTGCCGGCGGCTACATCTGGCGGCGGGACCAATATCCGTATCGGGCACTCGGGGGATAATCCGGCCGATTGGGTTACTTCGGCCACTCTATCATACGGTACAGTTATTGCGATGTCGCCGTTCTTGTCGAATACGCAGGTAGACGTGGCCATCATGTTTCTGTCTGGATCGACAATGGCTTACGGCTCTTTTACGCCGGCTGGCGGGTTGGGCACGTGGACTGCGATATCCGGCGCGTATACCTGCGGAGATATGCTGGTCGCTCCGACAACGGGCTACGTGCAGGCGGCGCTAGGCTCCGGAACACAATGGGTCATCTTCGGTGGCGCGCCATCGGCCATTCAGGAGACTCGCGCTGTCGGAGCGATTCAGACATTCATCCGTAACTCGGGGACGCAGCTTATCGCCATCGGGGACTTGGATTCGACCTACTATACATCATCCAATGGAGGTGCCACATGGGTGGCCCAAAGCTTCCCGTCGGGCATGCAAATCGGTACGCTGGCTGTCACGGGCATCGACTGGCACTCTTCGATCATGGGCTCTTTCTGGGTGCTCACGGCCGGAGCATCGGCAATCGGAACGAAAGTCTGGGTATCATCGGACGGGATCAGCTGGACGCAGACGGCGTCTCTCACGACCCTATTCACAAATATCGGGCGTATCGTGAATGATCTGCGCTGCTACGGCCGGTTCATTGTGGGTATCTGCGACTCCGTAGCTACTACGGGCCAGCCAGATTCGACCATGGCCAAAATCATTCTGTCGGCCGATGGGGGGCAAAATTTCCACATGACCAACGCCTCGCTCCCTAACGCCAATGTCGGATCTCGACTATGGGCTGGTGACGCTGTTCTAGCCGCGGCCCCGGGAATCAGCGGAATAAACGCCTGGCAGAGGTTCTCGCATGCGGCGTTCGTGCCGGCCCTTACGCTGTAACTAGCAATGATTCAGCCACGCCGGGTTCAAGTGTAGGCGTTTGGCCACGGCCGTGATCGTCGGCAGGTCTATGCAGGCCGTATCGATGATTGTCGGTGACATCAAAGTGCCCGGTATGTGCTCAGCCCCGAAGGCGTGTCCTAGCTCATGCGCGATTATGGGCACTAGTTGCGTCGGGTGCGCCCGAGCGTAGTCGATGTCGATGTAGATGAGCGCCGACGGGTAGGTACCATCCCACGGGAAAGTGACGCCGACAGCTAACTCCCCGCCCCGTCGTAGCATGGGGTTGCCTTTATGCGCGGCATACAGAACGACAGCAGGGGGTTCCGGGGCTGGCCCCCATGCGCGAGCGTCGAGATAATAGGCCCCGTTCATGGCCAGGTTCCACGCGCGAATAGCGTAGACTGTTTCCGGGGGGAGCTCGGGATCGACGTATATGGGGGTGACGACAGTCTTGTACGGACCTGCGGCGACGCGCGTGTATCCGTGGCAAGAGACGAGTAGCGCGTAAAAGAGGGCGAGGATTACTTTGCCCACGGTTGTCTGAGGCTCCAGCGGGCCAGGCCAATTGCGTCGAGCATATTGTGGTCTAGACCCCCTCGCGGTTTGGTCGGTAAAAGTGACCGCTCCGCCGGGGTCAGTTGAGCCTCGATGCGCTTGGTCATGATGTCCCCGTCGATGCTACCCTTCCATTCGTGGGGCGCGACAAGCTTCTGCCGATGTTCGCGGAATCGTTCCTGATACCGACCCACGCACCGGGACAGGTGCAGAATGCTGGTTACCGTGGCCTGCCTGAAGACTCGGGTTGGGCATTCGATCACGACCAAGGTGTCTACCGGTAGGATGCCGAAAGGCCGGTCATCGGGGGCCATGGTGCCGGCGAAGATGAGCGCGGGGCCATCGAAGAACGCGTATCCGGTCGTGTTGCCGGGATCTAGGGCTAGGATTCTCATGCCGCCCCCCAACGTAACCCGCCCCCGGCAGCCGTCAACCCCACCCTACCGTTTCATCTTCGCCGCCATGGCCAGCCACGCGTTGCGCTCGTCCTGGGTGAGCTTCGAGAAGTCGACGTCGGTGTGCGCGTGCGCATGGGCGTGATTCTCCGTGGCCATGCCGGCGTCCACGCGCGCGTACTTCATGATGAGCTCTGCGAGCTTCAACAAGATCGCGGGCTCTACCGGACCGATCGCGTTCGCAAAGTCCGGCGATTCGGACAATCGGAGCCATTTCTTGACCTCGGCGCGTACCAAAGCTAAAGCGTCGCTTTGGATTTCTACAAGGTCCTTCGCTTGCTGCGCGCGAGCCAGGGCGGCGTCGGTTTCTACGATCGCGACGATAGCGCGGGTCTCGTCAAGGGCGGCCTTTTTCTTCGCGGCGGGGCGTTCGGCGGGGGGTATCCAACGATCGGTCATATGCGATTTTAGCGTGTCGAGACCCGTCGCGCAAGAACCGGCGCTAAAATAGGCCGTGGAAACAACCCGTAACGACGCCGGCCTGCTCATCGCACACACGCCCCCCGAGGAGAAGCGGCGTTATGCCGAGGCCCTTTGCATGACCGTGGCGTGCGGAGAGCCGCTCCTCGCTCCGGCACCCGTCGAAGGCCCTATCACGGCCCAGGAATCCTACGCCCGCGCGTGGCGCAACGACAATCTCCTGGATGGCCTCATCGGCGGGGGCCCCCCCATGAACGGCGGCGGGTGGGTAAACCCGGTAACCGGCCTTGGCGTCTATGGCCGAGACAAGGTGATGTACGGCCGGTTCATCGAACCCCCGCGCCTTGACGATCCCCAATGCGTGGCTCTGTTCAACAACAATGACATCGCCCAACGGATTGCCACCGCCCGACCAAACGAGATGTTCCGCCGTGGGTGGAAGCTCGTCATCCCCCAGGACCCGGACACCGATACACTGAAGGACCAGTCGCGCAATCCGATGGAACAACCGCGAGGCGGTGAATCCGGCCCAGCGGCGCCGGGGTCTCCTCTCGTCGATCCGCTCGGGGCATCTCCCGACAACGCCACGGGCAGCGCATCGATCAAGGGCATCAACGCGGCAGCGCCCGACCAGCTCGACAAGGGCCAACGGCAACCCATCGCGGGTTCGGCCGACCCTAAGAACAACGCCACGGCCAACAGGCCATCCGCATCGATCACCGCGTCGGCACCCGACCCCTACGGCGAGAAGACGGCCAAGGGCGTCACGACGCCGATCACCGCGAAGTCTAACCGTAAACCGGCCGCGAACGGGGCCATAGACCAAGACGCGGGCGCCGATATCGCCAAGGCCACGGAAGTCTACGCCGGTCGGCTCGGTCTCATCGCGCGGGCGTACGAGGCTTCCGTGTGGGGCGGCGTGCTCGGCGGGGGCTTGATCATCGTCGGCGCCGACGACGGTCAGGACATGGCCCTCCCCCTCGACGAGACCAAGATCAAGACCATCCGGTACCTCTCGTGGATGGATCGCCGATTCATCTTCGCGTCGACGTGGTATGCCGACATCGGCCCCAAATTCGGCGAGGTCGAGACCTGGGAGATTATCAACCCCTTCGGCGGATCGGCGAACACCCGCGTCCACGAGTCTCGCTGTATTCGATTCGACGGAGCCGCGGTCGATTTCTTGAAGCGACGGCAACTGCTCGGGTGGGGGCTTTCGAAATACCAGGCACCCTACGACACGATGCGACAGTTCGATATGTCGTTCCAGTCGGTGGCAAACCTCATGTCCGACCTCGCGCAGGCGGTCATGTCGATCAACGGCTTGGCGCAATTGATCTCGAACGACCCGCAAACCCTCCAGACGCGTATGTCCCTCGTCGACCAATCACGGTCGTCCGGGCGGATGCTCTACATCGACGCGGAGAATGAGAAGTTTGAGCGGACAGCGACACCGCTCACGGGCGTAGCCGACACGATCCACATGTTGATGCTCCGAGTGGCTGCCGCGGCGAATATGCCCGTCGCGCTACTCTTCGGTCGTGAGCCAAGCGGGTTGAACGCCACGGGAGACGCGGACTTCCGACGCTTCTACGATGTCGTGGCCGGCGAGATCAAGAGCGACCTCGAGCCCCGCCTTCGGAGATTGTATTCGCTCATCCTCATGGCCAAGGATGGTCCCACGGGGGGTGTCATGCCGGCCGGTGGGGTGCAGTTCATTTGGCCGAAGCTCTACGAGCCGTCCGAGGTCGAGCAGTCGACGATCCGTTGGAACATGGCCCAAACCGACGCGGCGTATGTCGCGAACAAGATTCTTCTCCCCGAGGAAGTCGCGAAGTCTCGGTTCCGGAACGGGGAGCTGCATCTCGACACGGAGATCGATACGAAGCTCCGGTCAGAAAAACTTGAGACCGCCGAGCTACCACCGAACGCGGCCGACGACGCAAAGACCCAACAGGCGAACGCCGAGAAGCAGATGCAGATGCAGTCCGACCAAGCGGGCCGCGATCACGAGCTCAACAAGGCGATGCTGAAGGCCAAGGGGGCGCCCGCGGCAGGCAAACCGGGCGCGGCGAGGAAGCCCGCGGCGGGGCCGACACGTCGGGACACGGTCGACACGGATGCTATCGACGCGGGGTGGGATTCACCCGGCGAGACGTCGGAACAGCTCGCCGGGGGTGCTCAGAACGCGTAGGAGCGCCTCCTGGACACGTTCCTTACGCTGCGCGATACGCCGTCGTCATCGTTCCAGACAAGGGCACCGCCTGCACGTGGTACGTTCGTACCGCTTACCCGGTGACGGCTGACGAGTATAGGAATGCATGCGGGACGAAGCGCAGAGCCCCATGGCCACCAAAGTGAAGCCCCCGGGGCCTTTTTAGGGGCGCCGAGGGCTGGCGACAACATCCGCGGTCTTTGAGGGAGTTGCCGGTGCACCCGGTCGGCCTCTCGACACCGCGACCGTTGGAACGGCGGCGGATGGCCCTACCGGCTTGGGACCGGTCGTCGTGGTGGGCTTGATGAGTCGAGTTACAGTTTAGGCCCGGTGGGCGCACACCGCAACATTCAACGGTTGAATCTCGTGGCGGCGTCGAGCCCCTACGGCCCGAACAGCCTTGCGTCCCCACGGCCGGTACGCAACGACTACCCCATCATCCGGCTCGATGTCATGCTTTCTGGGCGGCGGCACGGCGAAGCGCGCGATTTGCGGCCCGACGATCGCGAGAATACGTGCGCCATCTTGCTCTACGTTGTTCAAGATCTGTCTCCAATCCGGGGATAAAAGTGACCGGGGCGATGTGTGCGGCGTCGACGAACGCCTCGAGAACGCCGCGTTGCAGGTCTGCGAAAGCCATGCCCCTATTGTAAGGCTGGCGCGTTTCTTGGCCAGGGCTGAGCCCACGGATGTTGCATCTCGGAAGCTCGGGAGACCAGACGATAGGCTATCGGCGCGCGCCTAACCGAAGCATGCCTCACTCGGCGCTTTCGACACCTAGGCGCTCTGGTGATATTCCCGAAGCAGAACCTACCCCAATCGGCGTCATCGAACCCCGGAGTGAAATCGGCGAAGAGTTCGGCGACGTCCTCGTGTAGGTTCTGGAAAGCCATGGCCTACGAACGCCTCCGCCCCGGCTTCTTCACCTTGCGCATGATCGATGCGAACGCCCGGCGCATGCGGCGGTTCATCGGGGGCGGCGGGGCGGCGGCGAGCGGGTCGCGGTTGATGTCGAGGTCTTCGGCCGTGATTATGGGTTCGGGGGTCATGTGTCGTCGGGCTCCACGGCCAAGAGTATGCAGATACCCAGGGCAATCAATAGGATGAGCAGCATGACCCCATCATGCGCACGGCCCGGCCGGTGTCAAGTCGTCCATTAGTAATGGACAAGACCTACAAGTCTACACGCCCGAGGTACTTCCGAACTTCTCGCATCGCCGCCTGTAGGTAATTCGTATTCTGATGTAGGTACGTAAGCGCTTGCGTCATCGCGTCCACGCGATCATCGTGCGAGCATCGGGGGAACCGAAGCAATTCGTCGGTGATGAACTCGTCGACCCACGCCAGGTTCGCCGGCAAGTACACGTTCCCGGCTTCGAAGAGTCCCGCGATGGCCGACGCGCGAGAGAACTTCCCGCCTTGGGGGTCGACGGCGATGAGCCCCGACACCTTCGACGCCAGTACGGACAGAACCGCATCCCCATTCGCCTTGGCCTCGATGAGCACATGGCCACCCCACTTCTTGGCCATGCGCGTAACCTGGATGAGCGTCGACGGGAAGTCAAGCCGATCCCACACTTGGTCGAGTAGGTAGAAGTCGACACCGACCTTGCCCCATGCCTGGCCACACACGAAGTCGGAGCCGTCCTCGTCCTTGTAGGCCGTATCCCACGACGTGATGATCTGATCGAAATGCTCCGGCTTCTCGGCGGGCGTGTACCGTTTGATCCAATCCTTTTTGAAGACGGCGCCGCCTTCAGGCACCGGATTCTGGTCGAGCTGGGCCGACGCGTTGATCGGTCCGAGGTTCCGGCGCAATTCCCCGATGAGCTTCGTCGGGAGCCGTACCGGGTCGAGGAGTTCTCCCTTCTCCCGGCGCGGGTCATACCCGTACGCCGTGCGCATCCGGCGCGTCGGGTCAAACTCAGCGGGGAGCATGATATGCGTCGCCCCCTGGTCGAGGAACATCTGCGCCAGGTCGTCGCAGTGAAGCCGCTGCATGATGCAAATCAGCGCGTTCTTCTCCGGGGGCTTGCGCCACCGCGTCGACATCGTCCGGGCGTACCAATCGCGCGTCCCCGTGAGCCCAACGGTCGTACACTCCTCGGGCTTGTTCGGGTCGTCGAAAATTTGCAGATTCGCATGCCAACCGGTAGCGTTTCCGGCACCTGGGGTCGTCCCTAAGCGGAACCCGCCTTTGTCGTTTTTGACGAGCTCGACAGCAGTCACATTGGGGATCGTGAACCGGTCACCCCACCTTGCTTGGAACCACGGCGAACGAATCAAATCCTGGGAGGCATACGAGTCCCTATTGATCGGCTGCGTACCGTAGGCCGACATGATGAAACTCAGATGAGGATCCTGGATCCAACACCACACCGGAAAAAGCACGCAAGTAATACAGGATTTTGATGAGTTCGGAGGTATGTTGACGACAAGCTTGTCGATCTCACCCCTAACAGCCGCAGCATAGTGTTCGCACATAAGGGGAATGTGCCAGTTGTCCTGATATGGGGAAGAGGCGTACACCTGATTCCAGGCCAACTTTACGAAATCGTAGAGAGACCCGGTGAGTCCAATCTCTCTTTCGCAAGCGATGATGTCGGATTCTAACGACATAATGCCCCCCGCGCCTTAGCGATAGCCTCCGGGTCCCGTCGGTCCAGAAGCTTGCGGTCGGCCGGGGATAACCCGCGGCGGTACTCGGCCAGGGCGAGACGCTGGGGGTAATCGTCGGGGTCCGCGTCCTTGGGGGTGAGGAATCGGTCGTCGTGGGATCTGCGGGGGTCGGCATC